TGATGAATTACAGACTTTCGTCTATATAAATAACAGAGCAGAAGCAATGCGAGGATACAATGATGACCTTGTAATGTCTTTTGCAATTGGACTTTGGGTTCGTGATACTGCATTAAGACTACGAACACAAGGTGTGGAATTAACAAAAAAGACATTGTCTAAAATGATGGACAATGAAGGTTTATACACTAACGACGACGTGAACAAAAACGATAGTTGGGAGTGGGATACAGGAAAAGAGAAAGAGTCAATAGAGTGGCTCTTATAAAGTGAGGAAAAAATGGCAGATACAACATTATTTGGAAGACTACAACGATTATTCGCAACGAATGTAATCGTAAGAAACGTAGGTGGTAAGAAATTAAAGATTGCCGATACGGACCAAGTTCAAAAACAAGTCAAGAGTCATCTTGTTGATAGATATTCTAAATTACATACTAATTTAGATTTAGTAGGAACAGGTTATTCAACCGTTCATCAAGTTATGGCAGCAAGACTGGCATTGTTTAAGGATTATGAATCAATGGATTCAGACCCAATCATATCTTCTGCATTAGATATTTATTCAGATGAGTCAACTATGAAAGGCGAGTATGGTCAAGTCATAGATATTAAAACAGACAATGAAAACATCAAAGAAATTTTAAATAATTTATTTTATGACATAATGAACATTGAGTTCAATCTATGGCCTTGGGTTCGTAATATGGTTAAGTATGGAGACTTCTTTTTACACTTAGATATTAGTGAAAAATACGGAATTACAAATGTTGTTCCATTGTCACCTTATGAAGTCATAAGAGCAGAGGGAGAAGACCCTGAAAATCCTTACTACACTAAGTTTTATTTAGAAAGTATTGAAGGAGCACACCCATATTTCGGCCAAAAGAGCAGTGGTAAAGGAAAGATAGAATTTGAAAACTTCCAAATAGCACATTTTAGATTAGCAAACGATAGTAACTTTTTACCTTATGGTAAATCTATGGTTGAGTCTACGAGAAAGATTTGGAAACAATTAACACTTATGGAAGACGCTATGTTAATTCACAGAATTATGAGAGCACCTTCTAAACGAGTATTCAAGATTGATATCGGAAATATTCCACCAGCAGAAGTTGATAATTATATGCAAAGAATCATCAACAAGATGAAGAAGACACCTATTATGGATGAAGCAACAGGTGAATATAATTTAAAATACAATATGCAAAACTTAACAGAAGACTTCTTTATGCCAGTTCGAGGTGGAGATAGTGGAACTGAAATAAGTGAGTTGAGTGGTATTGATTATGATTCAACAGAAGACATTGAATATTTGAAAAACAAATTATTAGCATCACTAAGGGTACCGAAAGCATTCTTAGGGTTTGATGAAAATGTCGGTGGTAAAGCAACCTTAGCAGCAGAAGATGTAAGATTTGCCAGAACCATAGAAAGAATACAAAGAATTATAGTATCGGAGTTAACAAAGATTGCAGTTGTTCATTTATATTCACAAGGATATACTGACGCAGATTTAGTAAACTTTGAATTAGAGTTAGCAAGTCCTTCAACAATGTATGAACAAGAGAAGATTGAATTGTTCGGACAGAAAGTAAACTTAGCTCGTGATATGATTAGTGATAAAATTTTACCTACGAGTTGGGTGTATGATAATGTGTTTAATTTTTCTGATAAAGAAAAAGTCAATATTGAAAATCAAATTATTGAAGACCAAAAACAGAAATTCAGACACTCACAGATTGAAATGGAAGGTAATGACCCAATGGAAACTGGAGACGCAATTGGAACACCAAGTGATATGGCAGCAGTGGGAGTCGGACAAGATGACGCCCAAACACCACCTGATACCATAGCAGGTTCTATCTTTGACCCATTTAATGATGGAGAAAAAGAAGACGAAAGACCAGAAGACCAACAAGGTGGTCGTCCAAAAGAGATGAATAAACCATTCAAAGATAGTGGAGCAAGAGGTCGTGACCCATTAGGGAAACAAACCAAGAACAGAAGACCACTTGCATTAGCACACTTTGATGCTTTAAAAAACACTATGGGTAAAAAGTCAAGGGATATAATTAACGAAACTCAGAAAGTAGATGAATTAGAAAAAGAATATGATGAATATAAAAATGAAAAAGGTAAAGAATAAATACCGATTTCTTGAAAGTTTTATATTTATTATTGATAAAAAGTAAAAAATAGTTGGAGCTCAAATGTCTTTAAATGTTAAACATAACAAGATAAAGAACACTGCTATTCTTTATGAATTGTTGTCTCGTCAAATAACGGCAGACGTGATAAATGATTCAAATAAACCAAAATCGGTAAAGATTTTTAAAGAATTCTTTAATAAAAACACCGAATTGGGTAAAGAATACGCACTTTATCAAGTTTTATTAGAAAAAAAATACAAAAACGATTCGCATGCCGCAACATTAGTTGAAGCAGTGATTAAAAGTCGTAGAAAATTGTCTAATCGTAGATTAAATAACGAAAAATACAATTTAATTAAAACAATTAAAGAAAATTATGATATAAAAGAATTCTTTAATACAAGAATACCTAATTTTAAAGTTATGGCTTCAATTTATAAAGTATTTGGTGTTGAAACTGGCAAAGAAGATTTTGGACCAGTTCAAAAAACAGATTCAGTAATCACTATATCTGAACATATTGTTAGTAATAGTAAAAAAATACAAAAATCTAAAAAGGTTACTGAAAATTATAAAGAACAAGATAAAGATTTAAGGTTGTTAAGTTATCAGTTATTAGTTGATAAGTTTAATTCTAAATATAAATCTTTAAATGAAAATCAAAAAAACTTGTTGAAACAATATATCAACAATGTATCCAATACAAATTCATTAAAAGAATTTATTGACTTAGAAGTAGTGAAAATCAAAAGAGCTCTAACTAAATTACTACCAAAAGTCAATGATAAAATCACTAAGATTAAATTATCAGAAGCTATTGACTATACTGACGAAGCTACAAAAGGAAAAATCGTGAAAGATAAACACGTGGTTGCATTGATGAGATACTATGAATTAATTAAGGAAATCAAAAATGTCCAGACGCGTCAAAGTAAGTAAATTAAAAGAAGCTATTCGTGTCCTTGTTTTACAAGAATTAAACGAACAAGAAAACGATAAGCCAGAACATTTCGGTGGTGGTGAAAACATTGATATCTTAGGATATCAAACTAAACATTTCGATATCTGCAAGTCCGCAGTTATTCTTTACCAAAAATTAATGGAAAAAGAACTTAATGATAAAGCTAAGGAATTAGTCGTTAGTTCTGCAAAAGAGTTGGACCATTTATTTGAAATGGAAAAACAAGTCGTTAATGGTGAAGAAGTTGACCACGACCCGATTGAACATTCAATTCAATTAACAAATATTATTTCTTTTCAATTAGGTAGAGTTGCCGAAATGATTGGTGAAGATTTTGAAAGAGATACAAACTTTATCAAACTACACGTTATGGAAATCGTCAAAAGACACAAAAGAGAAGTAGACGAAGTATCAACAACAGGAACAGCTGGAACTTATCCAGGTGGACCAGGTCATTACTTTACACCTTTTGCATTTAGTGGTGGTAGAAAAAAAGATAAAAAGAAAAGAAAAAAGATAGCGACTGCCGGTGGATACAAACCAGTAAACGAAGGTTATGGTGAAATGATGGACGAACTTGAAAAAATATATAGACCAACAGGTGCACCACCAATCGCAAAAGAAGCATTAAAAGATTTAGCAGACGAATATGATATCGGTAGAGTATTATATGCAGCGAGAACAAACGAAAAATCATTTAGGGAAGTTTTGGATATGAAAATAGACCAACTTCAATCTCAATATGTAAATAAAAAACATATCAATACTATCAAACGAGGTAAAAAATTAAGAGAAGGTCGTTATCACGATTGGAGAAATGACGAATCAATGACACCAAAACAAAAAGTTGGTCGTTCAATGAGAGAAATTAGAGACGCATTAAACGAATT